TTATTAGGTTGTGATTTTACCGTGAGCAGCAGGGTGGTAAACACCAAGTGTCAAGGCGCAGTCAACATATCCACGCTCACCGCCACCCATGTTTGGAAGGCGAGTAGAACCCATTGGGATCAATTCGTGAATACCAGCGTACTCTGGGTTAACAACATAACCTTGTGAGCTTACTGGAGCAGTAGTTGGCATACAATCGGGGTTAGCATTAACAACAGAAACTACACCGTGGTCAGACTGATAAAGGTCTACGGATAGTTTAATTGTTCCGCTATCACCGCTATAGTTAACAGAGCGAACGCCAGCATTGGCAGCGTTTCCATCGAAACCTGTACGAGCGAAGTCGCTAATGTCCCGGCGAAGGGCAGTATCAGCAACAAGCATAAGATCATTTGTGCTTCCAGTTTCTGTGAAAATAGAAGTGATAATGTCATTAAGCTGTGATTCGGTTAAGTTTGCAGCTGCAATGTCTTCGATGCTAGCGCTTGGAGTACGGAAAGCAGCAGGAACATCTGCTCCAGCAGCTACACCACCTGTACCAGCGGTGTCAGCAATCCATTTACCAAGACCACGAAGCGTGTATGCTTGACCAGCACCGTTTTCTGCATTGCGATCATTGTTAGAGCAAATAGTTGCTTCAATGTCACGTTTGAGTTCACGGATAGCTTTTGTTTCAGCTTGTGCAACTTTAGCAGGACCGACAGAATCAACAGCTTCCTGCATATCGGAAACCATGTAATCACGGCGGAACTTCTGAGTGTAGTTACCAAGGCGAGCACGACCAGCGAATTGGTCTGTGAATGCGGTTACGTCTGCACCTTCAGCAACACCTGCGGTGCTAGGAGCGGACAACGAATCAACTGTCCATTCTACGAAAGTAGAAGAGGCAGATTGTTTATTAAGGGATGAAAGAACCGGGGTTTCTTCAGGCGCAAGGATAGTCAAGACATCAGTCAAGTCCTCACGATTGCCTGCACCAGGTCCAGAAGCCGTAAGCGGAGTACGGGTTGGATCAAATGTATTAGCAAATGACATAATAAGTAATTATAAGTGAGTTAATATTTAGCGATTTTTCAGCTGTAGTGTTCTGAGGGTGACGAAATCGTTTTTAGCACCAGACGTTCTGAAACGCTGACTTATTTCTTTCATAACCTTTACGTTTTTGGTTGCAGTCTTCTCTGGAGTTCCTGCCGAAGATATACCAGTTTTAGGTGGATTCAACTTAGGTGATGATATGCCTTCCTTGATTGTCTTTCTGCCGTAAATACTATTGGCTGCATGAGCCATTATGTAATTTAACTGAGATGCAATCTCTGGGTCAACATTGTTCTCTATTTCAGCAAAGCGTGGATCATTGATCATTGCTTCGTACTGCTTTCGAGTATCATTATCATCTCCGTCCATCCAGGATAGTTCTTTTTTGGCTTGTCGGTTAAATGACTCTTTTGCGACCTTTGCGGTTTCAATTCGTTGAATCTCTGCAAGTTGATCGGGCAAGAATCGATCTCTAGACTTTCGGGCATTCAGTAAGCTTGTGCGAACCTCTGCCTTGGTAATAGGTTTTCCCTCTACCTCGGCTACCTTATCTTCTGGAGAATAACCATCTGAGTTAAATAAAACATCTTCAGCCCATTCAATGACATTATTGACCTCCTGTGCTTTCCCTTTTAGGTCATCAATATTGTTGATTTCCGAATAAGGATTGTTAGGAGATTTCTTAATATCTTCTAATGGATTGCGATCATTAAACTTTTCCTCAAGAGCCACTAGGCGTTCTTCAGCTGCTTTACGTTTAGCGGTTAATTCACCAAAGCGTGAAACAGCACGACTGCCTAACTTCTCGGATAGCAATTTAAGTTGCTCTTCGGACATACTGTCCAAATTTAACTGTGAAAGAACATCATCCTTAGATTCCTCTGAGCTTTCTTCGGCTTCGGTTTCTTCAACCTCTGCTTCCTGCCCGGATTCCTCTTCTGCGCTTGGAGTTTCTTCTTCGGACTGAGTTTCTTCAATCTGAGAAAGACTTCCCATACGTTTCTGAATAAATTCAGAAGGTGACATATTTGACTTTTCCGCTGTTGTTTCGGATTCAGCGTTTTCCGTTACGATTTCATCTGACATAATTTCCACTCCTTTACGCTTGAGCGATAGCGATATTTATATAATAACACTAGTGTAAACTAGCATTTAAAAAATCCTTGTGAACTAACTTGAGTTTCTCAAAATCAGCCATCTGTAAAATTTGATCATAGCTAATTATTCTTCCAGACAACTGCTGTAGTTTGTCGGTAGGGGAATCATGCATTTCTTCTATGCACTCTTCACGGAAGTCGTGGATTACTTTTATGAATCCAGCAAAACTTTCATGGTTAGATAGGGCTTTTACGTTATCTTGTAAATTACTAGACATATATTAAGTTTGTTCTGGTTGTATACTTCCCATTTGGGCTGGAGCAGTACCCAGACGACCGATTTCGGCATTCTGCATCTGCTGCATTTGGAATGTATACTGCCCAGAATACTTTTCAAGTCTAGCAGCAAAGGATTGATCCGTTTGTAATCTCTGTGCAATATCGGGTTGCTGTACATATTGCTGAATAACCTGCAATGCAATCTGCGCTCCATTAGGTCGAGCGTTCACCTCGATGCCAGAGTAAATCTTAGACAGGTCATCAGTTACATTACCTACGACTTGTTGCTGTGCAACTTCTGTAGGCTGTAAGATGCTGTCTGCGAGAACTGGATCAATAGCTCCAGCCATAGTATCCAAAAGTCGATCAATATTAATGCGACCCGAACGATCCATCTGCGTAAGCGAGACGATTTGCTGGAGTTTCTTTTCTTGAGATTCTGTATCCGAATTGAGGACATCGTAATTTATTACTATATCGTAGTTCTCGGTAGGGTCTCCCTTGTCGAAAACTTGCGGATCGGGGACACCAGTCACTCGAAAGAAAATAGAATCTGGTCCGAATCGCTGAAAACAACGATAGCACATCTGTAAAACCTCTGCTGAGTGCTGAAGGAACTTATCAACCAGGAACTGCTTGCGAACTTGGCTAATTTGAGAACCTTCATCTAGACCGCAAAGTCTATCAGCTTGAGCCTCCATTGTCTTTTCCATCTCTATCGAGCCATTGTTATAGCTAGGAGCAGGAGCAAAATCCAAATCACCTTTTCTGCGGTACGGTATCATCCGCCCTGGACCCCAATCCGTAGGTGCTTGACCTACTGGATGCAGAATAGGTGGCAAGGTAGCGATACTATTTCTGTCGATGCGTGAATCACGCTCTACCTTGACTTGGTTTTGGATACCACGAAGAACCGAGGGGATCGTGGGTGTATCGTATAGACGTTTGCTATCCTCAGACAGCTTTGTCACTACAACAGGATAATCTTCGTATCCGTTGAGTAATTCGAACTTGGCGTAGCCGGGTGCTATTTCGTTTCCATTAAATCCTTTATGGAAAACGGTGCAATAGATACCCTCTGAACTATCTTCTTTGTCAATTAGGCGTTGATAGCCGTAGACAATCTCGATTAGTTCGTCAGCTTCGTATGCCGTGTCAGTTAACGCAGTAGTACCACGGAACTCACGTTCACGGTTAGTTGTGTCAATGTCTACACCACGATAGTGCTCAATGACGTAATCTACAAAGTCAGAGTCCCAACCATCGGTCACAACTTTGTTTTCTAGCTCTTGAGCGGTGTAATAAGTGCGCCAAAAACAATATGGTGCACGTTGAGGGTCTGTTACATAGCCCGGAAAGAAAAAATCACCGTCTGGAGCTAATGTTTTGACCTCTGGAGCGTCAATTTGACGTTTTACAATGGGTAATTTGGCAGTTCCGTTTCTACGGAGGTCTTTAATAGCCTTTTTAGCCCGTTTCTTAGATACTCCACCGAATGAAGAGTCCAAAAGTTCAGCAATTTCGTTATCAGCTTCACCAGAATTGATTAATTCAGCAATTTCTGGGTTGATTTGAGCTATTTGCTCTAATGATAGTTGTTGGAGAAATCTACGATCCTCTCTGTGCCAACCAACGTAAGTAATTAGTAGTCCTCGCTCAAGCAGATAGTTAGCACCAAGCTCCATTTCACGTTTAAAACGAGGAATGTACCCAGATGACACCATCCATTTTAGGAATCCAGATACAACGGCAGAACGAGCTAAGTCGCCAACCTCTACAGGAAATGCACGTACATTTGCACGATTCAAAGAAGAAATAAACAAAGAAACCAGTCGAGTAATACGCTCATCAATAACGTGAGCCTCCATATCAGCTGCACCTTCCCAGGGAAAAGCATCTGCCCCGTGCTTGCGGTGATCTCGACTCTTACCAGCCCATTCGTTCCTGCGGTCGTCATAAGACTGACGGCATAGATCAAAATAACCTTCTAGGTCTAAAACTGTAGATTCATAAGCAGAACGAAGAGTATTAATATTGGGCTCTTCGCCAACGTACGTTAAACTTTCTTGATTGGTGTCAATTTGCATATCTTATTTTCTGGGGGTAGGTATCCAATGATACTTTGGTTCTTCTCCTGTATTGTCCGCTTGTATATGAATTATTTTATTAGTAAGACTGCCCTTTAGTTTAAGAGGTATCTGTACTGGAATCTTTTGAGTTAGTTCTTTTACGTATGCAATAACATACCTACTGTTTGGAGCAGGACGCAATACCCTACCTCTGTAAATTATATCAAGAGGTACAAGTTCTTCAAATAAAGCTTGACCCTCTTTATTTATCCAGGTGTTTTTGCCTTTACCGCTTACCATGCTCTCTTCAAATTGAAATTGAATAATCTCTTGAGCTTTTTCTAAAGTCAGACCATATTCGTCTGCAAGTTGTGTTAATCGTTTTTTAGCCATTAGTAGCCTCCTTGTGTATTTTTCGTAGTTGTAAGATTAAAATTAGTAACGTGATCTGGACCCTCTCCAGAGTTAGACATTCTCAAATATCTAAGAACATCAAAAAAATCCTTCAAGGCTTCATCCGATTTACCTTGAGAGTTGTAGTTAATTAGACTGCATATAAGGTTTTCGCAGTCCTTGTGAATATAGCATAGAGGTTGATTGGCTTCATCTATTTCAGCGTTAGGATTATAGCTAAACCAATCATCCAATGCAGATATACCCATTTCCTCTCCTCTGCCGTCAGATGGGATAAAGTGCATACCATAATCATAAAAAGAAGTAAAGAGGTCATCATTGTTTTCGTTTTCCCTTGCAAAATATCTGGAGTCACCTATGCGCTCAATAACTTCTATTCCTAGATCTTTTTCTATTTCCTTAAATAGTTCAACGTACCCCTGTACATTTAGTCCAATTTTTTTAGAAGCCTGTCCATATCTCCACTTGGGGTCACCAAAAATTGCCCATTCACCATATGTAGCGCAATCGGGCCACTCTCTCCGTATATAAACTTCACCTTTCTCATTAACGCCTGCCCATATTGCGACATAGTTTCTTGCTCCAGCGGGATCGACCACTTGATAACAACTAAATGATCGCTTATCGGAAATATCTGGAAAGGATTTTCCGTTTTTGTTGGGTTTATCAGATAATACATTTACTTCGGTATTAAACAATGGTAACAGAGATGTCATTGACTTCACGGGAACTCCGTAAGCACGAACCATAATCTCCTCTTCTGGTCTGTTTTTTAAGTCCTTTGATAGACGCTCATAGCCACCAAACGGGTTTTCATCCGAATGCAGATATACTATAGAAGCGTCTCGATCCGGGCTGTACTGCTCTACAGGCATATCTCTGCCATTAAGTAACTCAGCAGGTCTAGTCTGCTTGGTTTCTACATTCTTGAGGTACTCAGATATAAATGGAGTATATCCATCAATAGGAGTAAATCCAATGACCATCTTTGAGTTCCGGGTAGCTAGACGAAAACGCAGGGTATTCACCAATGTAGCATCACCCAAGTATTCATCCAACCAAGCACCTATGTTCAAAGAACTAGGCTTAGACGGAAATCCAAATTCAAAACCCTCAAGAAGCGTATGATTATTACTGAACTGCGTATAAGTCTTGAAATCTACCCGTGTCCTAGTATCTGGAAAAATAAATGATTTAGCCGTAAAGCCATTCTGCATAGAAAAATTAATATATCCCTCTGTACTTTTGGTCTTTTTCTTGAACTCCTTAGGCATCATCTCCCAGATTGCAGCCTGCTGAATCTTAATACTGGTATCTTCATTCTGAGAAAAACAAACAATATGACCGTCCATATTGTTCATTACGGACTCCATGATTAACTTAGCGCAACCAGTAGTCTTGCCAGAACGGTTACCACCTAGGGCTAAAACCTCATTGTATTCATCCATAGAACTACGGATTCTGCCCCAGCTACTCAAATCAAAGCCATGACGAATCGGGTCTTCCGTAGCTGATTGTATCCGACCCTCATGCGCTTTATGCAACTGCATAAGCAGATTTGGGTCATTCTCACCAAGAAAAACTATTTCTTCATCCGTAGGTGCTTCCAAAAACGGATGCTCTGTAAAACTTAATTCCATTATGCCTTCTTGCCATTTACACGCACGATTATATTGCGATCCTTGAGCTTCTTCTTCCAGTCAATCTCATCGTAGTTTTTACTTTGCTTTTCAGCATTATGTCCCTTTCGGGGTGCGCATCCCTTTCCCATATTATTCTCCTTCGTCCCAGATTATGTCTATATCTTCATCCTTGAAATCCAATAAGGATTCCCTAAGAAGCATTCTAGCTACGCTAACTGATGTGTATTCAGTCTGCACCTCCCCTTCTTCATCAAGGACAATGATGCAGTAGTTCGGGTATAACTCCCCAAGAACCTCCTTTA